GCTTAACAAAAAGAAAGCATTAAAAATTGCTGGATGAAAAAGAGTACTAAAACCTTTATTCTGTCTGACGAAACCCCCAATATTTTGGGCTGGAGCTTATCAACCGCCGGGCTGGATATACAGGATTTTGCCGCTAACCCGGTGATGCTGTATAATCACGATTATACGAAGCTGATCGGCCAATGGACTGACGTAAGAAAAGAGGGAGAGAAACTGCTGGGTGTGCCGATGTTCGACGAGAACGACCCCGAGGCGATGAAGTATTACGACAAGGCTGAACAAGGGATTTTGAAAGCGGCCAGTGTAGGTATTACGCCGGTTGAATTTGATGAGCTGAACGCCGTGATGCGAAAAAGCAATTTAAAAGAAGCCTCGCTCACGCCGGTTGGTGCAAACAGAAAAGCCATCACCGTTTACGACAGCGAGGGTAAGAAATTATCGGCAGACGCGGTAAAGGGTTACTGCCTTTCTCTCCAGCAAGAACAAAAGCAAACACAAATCACAGAAATGGACAAGAAATTACTTGCTGCCCTGATTGCGTTAAGTGCGCAAGCCGGGCTAACAATCACCCTGAGCGCAGACTCAGAACAACCCGCAGCTCTTGACGCGATTGATCAGATCGGCAAGAAAATTATCAGCCTTAGTGCCGAAAAGCAAAAGGTAGAAACCAGGCTGAAACAAATCGAGGACGATGCCAAAGCAGAGGAAGAAAAAAACCACACCGCCGCGCTAAAAAAAGCAGTGGAGGACAAAGTGTTAACTGCCGAGCAGGCCGCCGCGCCTGAATTTAAAGGCTTACCGCTGCCAACCCTTGCCGTTGTGCTGTCTGCGATGAAACCGGCATCTGTTCAAACCATCGCAACCGAAACCAAAAAGGAAACGAGCGGCGACGGCAAGGATGATAAATCGAATTGGTCTTACGACGACTACGCTGAAAAAGCGCCGATGGAGCTTTCCGCAATGTCCGAAAAAGAGCCTGCAAAGTTTGAGGCCCTGCTGTCTGCGAAGACTAAAAGCGTTCGTGAAAAGCACTCAATCGAACTTTAACCGGGCAAAAACACCCACTATAACCACCAAAAACAGGACGAAAATCACTTAAATAAAACATGAAAAATTACGTAAAAACCATTGTTGACCTGCTTTTTAACTTCGGCTGCGGCCTGTTATTAGGCTATTTACTGCTGTTGCCGTTCGGTATATCGCCTATGGTCATGGGCGCGGCCTTCGTTGCGCTGACGCTTATCTCATTCGCTTACAGTTTTTACACCGGCCGTTCTTTCCTTCCGCGTTTCCTCTTATACGCAGGGTTGTTAAAAGAAATCTGGATAAGCCGCTTGATGGAGAAATTCTACCCCACCGCGCCTTGGCTCGAAAGAGCGCAGGATTATAGTGGCGTAGTAGAAAACAACACGATCAATCTGGCAGAGATTGGTGCCGACCCGCAAGTATTGGTAAACAACAGCAGCTACCCGGTGCCGTTTGCCGACCGTACGGATGTGCCGTTGCAACTACCGCTGGACTATTACGATACTGAGGGAACCGTTGTTAGAAACGCTGAAGCGATACAGTTGGATTACCCTAAAATGGATACCGTGATTAGCCAGCACGGCAAGGCTTTAGCAAAAGCGCAAAGCGCAAAAGCGGCATGGAACTATGCACCCGCAGCGGCAAACGCTTATAACAGCATTATCCTGTGTGAAGGCTACCCAGGCGCAAATTATGCCGCTGGCGCAAGAAAGCCGTTCTCTTTTAAAAAGTTGATAGACGCGAAATTATTCCTTGACAGTGTAGACGCACCGTTGGACGGCCGCGTTTTTGTATTGCACCCAACGCACCAGGCCGATTTGCTTAACCAGGACGTAAACCTGTTTAAAGGCTTTACTGATTATAAATCAGGCATGATCGGCCAGTTATACGGCTTCGATATATACACAAGCACACAGTGCCCAACTTACAACGGCACCAACAACACGAAGAACGCATACGGCGCTGCTGCTGCAAATACTGACGTTATCTCGTCTTTCTTCTTCCTGGATACCGAGGTAATGCGCGCTAAAGGCACGATGGATATGTTCTCCCGCTTACGTGATCCGGAAGCTCGTGGCGACATTGTCGGTTTCCAACAACGTTTCGTTGCGCTGTCTATCCGTAACAAATGGAGCGGGGCAATCTTAGACTATACCGTTCCGGCAATTTAATATCAAAACCTACCCCCAGTAAATCCTGATCAGCCCCCGCCTTTTGGCCGGGGCTACAGGATGGGTAATTAAAACCTTAAACATGGCAAATACACAAGACAAACTTGCCAAAGCCAAAGCGTGCTTTGAGTACAATAAAGAGGCCACCGAGCTTTTTATGACGTCTGACCTCAATTGTTTTTTCAACAAGAACCATGCGGCTAACCACGCATCAGGATTAACCGACAGGGCAATCGACCACTTTACACGGTCGACCGACCCTGTAGCCGATCCTGAAAACGTAGCGGCTGTTGATGCCACCACCGACGCTGCACCTGCAACCGACGCAGCACCTGCAACCGACGCTGCACCTGCAACCGACGCTGTACCTGCAACCGAAGCTGCACCTGCAACCGACGCTGCACCTGCAACTACCAAACCTGAGACCCCGCCCGCGACCGGTTCTATCGAAGATGAGATCAAAGAAAAGATCGAGGAATTTGTGGACGAGGTGGAGAGCTTGCTGGAAGGCAAAAAAAAGGGAGGCAACCAGTAATGGAGATCGTTGTAAAACGTACCGTTAGAACCTCGCAAAGTACGATAGGGGAATTGTCCATTATGGGCAATTTCTTTAAATGCTTCACGCTGGAAGACGTTGATCGTGGCCTGAACCAAAGAATGCCGCTTGACGAGATCAAAAAGGCAAAAGTGTTCAGCCGGACAGCGATACCGAGCGGCAGATACCAGGTTACCATTAACATGAGCACGAGGTTTAACCGGCCTATGCCTGAGCTATTGAACGTGCCTGATTATGCAGGTGTGCGCATCCACTCAGGTAACACCGCTGCTGATACCGACGGCTGCCTGCTTTTAGGTATGGACTGCGCAACCAACATCGTGACAAACTCGCGGGAAGCTTTTACGCAGTTTTTCATGATCCTGTCGCAGGCGCTCAACAACAAAGAAACGGTCTATTTAACCATCGTTTAAAAATGGACGCACGGAAAATTACCGCAGATCAGGTAAAAGCCATAGCCGCAAAATATGGCGTGGAGTACGCCGCTGTGATGGCGATCGTCACCGTAGAAAGTTCGGGCTGCGGCTTCAACCCGCCAACGGGTAAGGTCATCATCCGGTTTGAACCCTCGTGGTTCATGCGGTTGTCAAAGCTTGCGGCCCAGCATCTGAGCGAAGCCTGGCACACCGTACCTAACGGCCCACAGGCGAACGAGTGGCAAAAGTTTGACAGCGCCTTTGCTGTTGATGCTGATGCGGCCATGGAGTCTACCAGCTTAGGCATGATGCAGGTAATGGGCTTTCACTATGCGGATCATGGCTTCGGCTTTGCCAACGTGGGCGCGATGTGGGATTATGCGAAAATAAACGAGGCAAATCAGGTTGACCTCGGCATGCGCTTTATCGCGTCTGAGCCAGCGCTGCTCAGAGCGTTGCAGGCCAAAGACTGGCCGATGGTAGCCTATTACTACAACGGGCAAGACTACCGTGAAAACAACTACGATGTCAACTTAAAGAACGCTTACAACAAATTCATTTAGTATGTTAAGTTTTAAAAACTATCTCAAAGAAACTTCGCCCAAGGTCAAAAAGTTTGGCCTGTGGCTTAAGGGACTGATTGGCTTGTTAGCCGGTTCGGCCTATATCCAGCAGGATGTTAAGATGGCATTCTACTCGCTGATCGGCGGTGCGCTAATCACCGGCGCTTTAGAATTGCTACCGCCTGACGACGACGACAAAGGCACAGGTACACCGCCCGGCGGATCAATGGCCATCGCTACGTTGCTGCTGTTTTTCGGCCTGGCATTTAGCGGCTGTTCAATCATCAAACCTGAAGTCGACCGCACCAAAACCGACACTACGATCACCACCTACAAACAGGTTGATATTAGCGTAAAGGGTGCTAAGGTGTCTGCCGGGCTTAATCTCGACAGCTTATACCGTGCTGCGCTGTTTGCGAAGGATCAACGCGCAGACGACTCCATCGCCCGGTTAAACATCGAGCTTAAATACAAACGAGACTCTATTGCCGCTTTGAAGGCAAACAAGCCGGTGCCGGTTAAGCCAGCCTACGTGCCAACCGCACCGGCTATACAGTACGTTACCGATCCGCAGACGAAGGCGCAACTGAGCTATTACATAGACCAATACGGAAAGTTGCAATTGGGGTGCCAGGCGAAAGATCAGGTGGTCGCCACCTTGCAGGCCCAAGTAACCAAATTAACGACGGATAAGACCGTCACCACCGACGTGGTCACGCAGACACCTGTTTGGAACAAGGTGGTGATGATCGTCGAGGGCATACTGCTGTTGATCTGTGCAATCATTTTAGTAATCAAATTAATCCTTTAACAATGGGCAGACCTAACGTAACGATAAACAAAACCAACGGTAACCTGGGCCGCAGAGCGCCCAGCTCCGATGCCGTGTTTGGTGCTGTGATCTCTGCACCGGCGGTAGCTGGTGCGGGTAACATGCAAAACGGTGTGGTGTACCCGATGGTGAGCATTAAAGATGCCGAGGCCATCGGCATTACACAGGCTTACGATACGGCCAATACCGTATTGGTGTGGACACGGATCAACCGCTTCTTTTTGCGCAACCCAAACGCTACCCTGTATGTGCTTTTCGCCCCGCAAAGTGCCGGGCTGAAAGACATGGTGGACGTGACACAAAACTATGCGGCCACGCTGCTGCGCTCGCAAAACGGCGCTATAAAATATTGCTGGATCGCTCGTAACCCTGCACCTGGCTACGAGCCTGTTTTGGCAGGTGGCTTGGAGCAGGACGTATTAGATGCCATTACCAATGCTCAGGCGTTATACGCCAGCGAGTTCGCAAAATACCGCTATGCCAGCTTCCTCATCGAGGGCAGGAACTTTAACGGTACTGCTGCCGCTGCGACCAGCCTGCGCGAGATGACCGCCCCTAACGTGAGCGTGACCATTGCTGCCGATCCCGCGATCAGCAAATCAAACGCGGCCTTTAACGGGTACGCCGCTGTGGAAGACGTGGCAGCGATCATCAGCCTGGCGGCCGTGAGCCAGGACGCAGGCGAATTAACACCGGCGTTTAACCTGCAAAATAAAGGCCTGGGCCTGTTTGCAACAGCCGGGCTGAGTTCAAACCTGCCGATGAGCTCATACGCCGATGCCGACCTCGACGCACTAAACGATAAGGGCTATATCTTCCCTGACGTTACTGCCGGTGTAGACGGTTACTATATCAGCGATTCGCATACATGCTCGCCTATCGCCAACAACGATTACGCCTATATTGAAAATAACCGTACCATCGAGAAAGCGATTTTTTTGGGCCGCACCGCGATACTGCCGAAAGTTAAATCGCGCTTAAAGGTCGATCCTTCAACAGGAAAGCTTTTGCCGCAGGTATGTACGGCTATCGAGACAACAGGTAACGCGGCCATTCAACCGATGGTAACCGACGGAGACCTGTCGGGCGGCGTAGATACCTATGTCGATCCGTCGCAAAACTTGCTCGCAACTTCAAACCTTACCGTAGCGATGTCGTTCATCCCGGTGCCGATAGCGCGTCAGATCACCATCAACATCGGATTTTCTAACCCTTTAAACACCAATACAAATGGCACAAATTGATGACATCGCCATCAACGGACAGCTTTACAGCTTCGCTGATGTACGTTTAAACCTGCTGGGCCGTGATGTGGTAGGTATCTTAGCGGTCGACTATGAAGACGGCATAACCGTTAAAAAAGTAATGGGTCGCGGCACAAAGCGCATTGGCCGCGTGGTTGGCGACTATGACGCTAAGGCTACGATTACGCTCGAAATGAGCGAGGTCGAAGCACTTAACCAGTCGCTGGCGCCCGGACAGACCATTTACGACATCCCACCGTTCGACATCCCGATCTCTTACGTAAACAACGACCAGCTCCTGGTAAACCACGTGCTTAAACAATGCACGTTCATGAAGCAAAGCCGTGGATCTAAAGCTGGCGAGGTAAAGGAAATTGACGTTCCGCTGCCGTTGGATGTAAGCGAGATCGACTGGAACGCATA